CTGATCTGAGAAACAAGCATTTGCTAAAACCCTGCCCAACGCTGACGTTTCACAGTTCTCCAGATGGCTTGTCTTATTAACGAACCCATCGCCACGCACTTCTCTAGCCCAACCAGTAGCAAAAGGAGTGTCTTCCCCTTCTCTAAATAAACGGGCAACGAAAACAACTGTGCCTTTCTCTTCGTCGTATTCAACCATCTCGGTTTCCATACGACCATTCGGAAATTTTTCCCAAAACAACGGGATTCTGTCATGGACAGTTTCATAATCTTCAGGGTTGAAACCCATCTCACACCTCCAAGGTTTGTTGATCTTCAGGTATGGGATCTAAAATTCTGTAAACCCACAACCCGCCTCCAACACGTTTACGTTCCACTTGGTATCCACCAAACTTAGCTTTACGTGCATCTCTTAATCTTGCGCTAACACTTTGGACTTGACCGCCAACTTGAAAAGCTATCTCATTCAACGTGCGCCAATGTCCATCTTTCATAAGCTCTAATACTTTATCGAATAAAGTTGTGAGCCTAACTTCATCTTGTTCTTTGTCGTATGTAAGACCATCAAAAAGGTTTGTCACTTTGCTTCCTCCTCAGTTGCGTCATCCAATGATGTGTAAAAAGAAATGTGTTCATTAAACTCTGTCGCAGGTGGGTCCCAACTGTTCTGAATGTTAGGGGTACTAGCTTCAACAGGTACAGCTTGGGTAGGTAAAGCTCTGCAATCAATGTTGAACACACAGTACCGGCAACGCCAATAACCTTTAGAAGCTGCATATCTAGGAGGGTCTTCTATCCACCCCTCATCAGGCACGAACCTTGGAGGGATCATACCGGACTCAACTTCTTCAGAGATTACTTTAAGCCTGCTTAGTTCTTGTTCAACTAATTCTCTGACAGTTGTATTAACAGAAGGAACAACGTCATCCATGTCGAAACGAAATTCTAAAGTCATACCAGGTTTAACACCATCTCTGTATGAGGCATCTTTAGAAACATAAACGATTTGAATACCATCAGCTTCCAACCCGTAAGCATAAATACCTGCTTGAAGGATGTGTTCAATCTTAGGTGAATCAGTGGTTGTGCCGTCACCTTTTAACGCCAGCTTGAAAGGGAAAGCTGTCATGGTTTTCAATTCTAAAACATATTTCTTGTCACCTATTGTGAACAACCCATCGGCGTGACCACTAATGTCATAACCAAAAGGTCGCAGATCAACAGGAGCTTCAGCTTCAAAATCCTCCCACATTGCGGTAAGAGATTGTTGCACCTTTTCGTGCATTGCTTGACCTAAATGAAAAGCAATAAGAGTTTCATAAGGAAGCTCTTCGGATTCGTTGACTTGCGCCATTTCAAATCCAATCTTCCTCGCACAATTATACGCCTGGGAACCACGTAAAGCAGTACCGAAAGCAGTGGGTCTTTTACCTTCCTGCTCACGTTCATAACGCAAATGTGCATCTACTGTGCTGGCAATAAGACCACTGCCAGTATTGGTTTCTTGTATCAAAAGAACCCCCTCTATTATTGGATCACCTTTAGACCCTTAGACTATGCCTCTAATTATAGGGGTTATCATAGTTAGATGCAAGCAATTTATAGCTAGGGAGGGGGAAGGAAAAACTGGCGGGTTGAACCCCCTCCCTAACCATTCAGTCAGCTAAGGAAGAAGTTCCTTTAGTTCCAACTTTCTGAGCGAGAGCGCCCTTAATAACGGACACAGCAGCGGCGACACCTGCACCTGCCATCATCTTCCATTGGTCAACACCTAGGTCGAACATGGAGTTTGATGACATGGCACCTATGGCAGCCTGCACGAATGTGGCTACTACTCTCTCTATTAAATCTCTTGTAATCATGGTTATTACCATCCTTCTTTTTCTTTATCTTGTACGAATATCGGAGCTGTAAAAGTAAAACCGTTTGTCGGTGTTACTACAGCATACGCCTGTAACGGTGGACAGTCACGGAAATTCATAAGTCTTGAGAACTCATCAACTCCTTTACTGCTACCACAGGCAAAGACCCCGTTGCCAGGGTCAAGTATTTGCTGATGAAAATGACCGAAAGCCATCACATCAAAAGGCTGATGAAGTCTTTTCTTATCAACCATTCTTAGAACAGGAGCCATTAAGCCACCCACTCCGTTTCCTCCACCACGAATCTGATCTCCATGTGTTAAAAGAATACGAGTGTTATACACAGAAACCAAACAGTCAGCTGTGTCAGGTATGTCCCAAGTAATACGAGCATCTTTTTCCAAAAGGTTAGCGGTCATCGTTGCTAGTAGAAAATCTAAGTTATCTCTTACCCGACCTTTCATTCGGGGTTTCCTGGTCTGCCGACCATGATTTCCTACAACGGAAGATATATGTACCTTACCAAAAAAATCTGCCAGCTTCGTGACACAAGCTGCAAGAATTGGTGACCAATAAACACACGTATCTAAACCAGAAACACCTTCATTGGTTTGAGCTAACTCTTCGTGAACATCACCTGAACACATATCTCCACCCCATAAAAGGCAAAGACCATCTATGTTCACACCATCTATATAAGAATCTGACAGCTCTATTGTCTTATCAACGAAACGTTTTAACCTCATCTCAGCTATGCAACGATCATATTTATTAGCCCCACCCATCTCATCCAAGTCAACGACTTCATCTAAATGAAGGTCAGACATCATAGCCACAACTGTTGCTGAACTTTTCTTAGGTTTCTTAGGAGTCAACCAGGTGGGAATAGTTTTCCTACGGCTGGCTTCATAAGCATCAAGAAGTTTATTGTTAGCTTCTACTTCTTCTGAAAGTGCAGCTGATTGTTTACGAGCTATGCGTAGCTCTGACTTAGCTTTAGTGTGCGCTTTCTCTAACCGTGATAAACGATCTAAGAGAACACTTATCTCAGTGAACTCTTCTAAAGAATCACTCAGAAGCCCGCCTCTTTCGTTCATCAACTAAAGGCTCAACCTTTTTAGGAGTAGCCTCATTGAAACCGTGAACTGTTTTCAACCAATCTGAAACAACTTTAGAGCCAGCATTAGAAGCAATGATCTCTTCTTTAAGTTCTTCAGGAAGAGTGTCGCACCATCTCCCTGAACCACCATTCCTGGTGGCTTCTGTAAAATCTTTAAGACTTATGGGACTGTTAGAAGTCGGCATGTAAGAGTTCCTTCCCAAAAAGAATCATTGTTACTCATACGAATTGGAGACATTTCAATGTCTTCAACTGTGACTGTGAGTGATTGATCCCCTTCTTCAAAAGTAACCGCCTTTGATTGGTTAGCAAGGTTCCGCAAATGTAAATACTCTTCTTTACTATCATACCCTGCGAAAGCCCCTGAACCATGTATGGTCGCAACTTGCCCTTGTAATACTAATGGTGCAATGATTTCTTCTATGCGAACTGGTTGTGGTCTGCCATGAAAAGACCAGCGTTGGAATATCGGTCCAGCTGTAGTAGAACCAGCTTCCCTGGCTAAAGTTATTTTAATAACAAATGTTTCACTAGCTGGATCTGTAGGAGAATACGCTACTTCTGTTCCTGTGCTTGTAACAGCCATAGCAGTTGAAATGTTATTTTCATCTGTGACAGTAATCGTTGCCGAACCAGTAACATTACCTTCAACTAAACCACGATAGTTATGTGAACCCGATCTGTAATCAACTCCTGCTAATCGGTAATCTAAATCACCTGAAGCAGAAACGCTTTGATCTTTAGAGAACCTAGCCGAACCAGCTCGACCAACCTTAGAAGCTGTAGTCCCGAAAGTAACTTCACCCACTGTTAGTTCAGCTGAAGTGGAAAGATCGCCAGTAGCATCTTCACCATATATTTCTCCATTGCTATCAGTGAAAAATAGTTTGCTATTGTATACTTCTAATGAAAGCACGTTCCCATAACTCGCAGAATCAAATGCTAGAAAACGGCAATATGCTGGAACGAGTGTCGAAGTGAAAATAGAAAGGTCAGCTTTATATGTATCTCCATTTTTTGTACCCCAATATCCATACTTACCGGAGATACGAACACCATAAGCTGCTCCACCTGTATCTATAACGGGTCCAAAAGTTACTGATTGTTGATCGTTAGAATTAACAACACCAAACCTGACCCCTGCGGAGGTGCCTACCATGACAAGCTCTCCAAACGTATCGACACTAAACGGCGTAGAGAATGTTTCCCCCACTGGTAGCACCGCCGCAGGAACCGGATAAGAGAGAGAACCGTCTGTTGCAGATATCCCTATCGCGTAGAGGATTCCCTGTCCATTTACATTATACGCCGCATAAATACAATTAGCCCCACCTTTAATAGCTTGGCAGGTTCCTGTAAGAGTTTTATCAAAAGTTAAAACTGCACCTGAAGTATTCAGCTCTACTATTCTCCCGCCATCAGCTGATATAAGTCTTCCATTAGCGTACTCAATAACATCCCCTGCGAAGCTTCCTATAGTAGAAGCTGTAGAAGTGCTAGAAACTGTTTCTTTTTTAACCGCTGAACCAGTCGTGGCATAAAGATCCGTACCATCAGAAGTCCAATCAGTGATAGTTCCACCCATAGGAGTGGCACTAAAACTAATTTCACCGGACTGATCTGGGTTGCCGAATTTTAAATTAGAACCATCAGAGAAATAAAACACAGAACCATTAACAATCCTGGCGTACATATTACTGCTAGAGCCAACAGCTTGTTTTCTTTCGATCTCTTTACACATGGTCAGCTGACCTTTAGTGAAAATGTCTATGTTCTTAGAAGTATGAAACCTTCTTCTATCAGAATCAGGAAGGTCATAATGTTCTTGACCAGCTCCGTATGACCAATCTGTTTGACTTCTAACCCATTGACCTACATTACTAAGAGTATTCTCACCAACATCTTCCGATGTATCCCTTTGTTCTTTTTGTGCGGGAACAGTTCTCCGACGATAGTTAGTGTAATCAACCTGGTATCCTCGACCATTTATAGAAACATCATATTGAGGCGAAACCGCCATTACTACTCCCCGCTACGAAGCCATTGAGTAGGGTACATTCGTGCTAAACGCATCTTCTCAGCTTCCAGCCGTTGCTCACGACGGAAACGTAGATCACGCATAGAAGCAGAAATAGCACCCGAAGGAACTTCCTCGGCTCGTCTGATAGGAGATTGAGTCATCACACTTTCACGGGCTATCGGTTTGAAAGTCATCAAAGCTAAAGCTGCACCTAAAGGTGGCAGATCGTAAGCTTCTGAATGAAGACCAACAGTTGATAGAGCTGTCGAAGAAGCACTCAAAGTAGTGAAAGGTGCTTTGTATTCAACACGAACACCCTGACCTGACGTTGGTGCATCAGCTAAAACTAAAGCAGTTTCAGAAGCGAACGTAGAAGAAAGCCTGTTGCGACGCAACGACCATCTACGAACTTCCGGTTCTGACAAATCACCGGACTCATCAGTGAAAGTAACACGATGAACACTAAGAACATCCGAAGCAAGATTGTACCCTTGAGTGGAAGCCGTGTAAGTAAACGTAGCTACTTTCATTTGGTATAAACCTTGAGCTGAAAGATCATTCAAATCGTCATTCAAAGCATCCAAGATCATGTGAGCAGGGTATTGAGGTGAAACTCTGATAATAGAATCATCAATATGGGTAGTGGCAGTAGAGCCACCATAGCCTCTGATGACACCTACATTAAGACCACTAACCGATGTCACATACATTAACTCTGTGCCAATTTCTACAATCGCACCAGGGGCAATAGGACCGGCATCAAGTTCAATAGTAAAACTCCCTGCTGTAGTGCTGTTAATAGCACCATTCAATCTGTTGATTGTTTCAACAGTCCCAGAGAGCAACAAATCCCTAGTTCTATCTATCCAGGTTTGTGCTGTCATGTTCCACTATCCTTTGATTCTTTAATAACTTTCTCTACCTGGTCACGGGTTGTTTTATCTTCAACAATCTGTCCCGACTCCACCTCCATCTTAGTCTCAGCACGACTCTCTAAGTCGGCAGAA